AAGATATTGAGGTATTAGATCAGTCGTGAGATAACTGCCGAAATGTAAATCGTATAATTGTGCCGACCAACCATAAGCAGATAAGGCATTTATAGCCGTCGCAAGTAATGTCAATGTAGCATAACTAGCAATCGCTAAGGTATCTGTATGCGCTCCTGTGCCACCAGATACTGTCAATGTGACATTGGTTGCATCAATCTTTACGCTTGCCATTGTAGCATCTGTTTTCGTGTTCTTGATCTCAATGGCACTCTCTCTGAATGATACTCTGGTAATGCTATTAATCGGTCTTTTATTTAACCACAATCGAAATTCACCATTGCCATCATAGAGTTCGTTTGTCAATGTCTCAGCCTCAAAAGACTTGCCACAATAGTTTTTGATCGCCTGTTCTATGCCTAAATGCTGATATTGACCCTGATTTGTATATTCAGTATCAGACATTCCTGTATAAGTTTTTATGATTGTAGATGATACAATAGACATTTTAACTCCAAAGTGATGGCTGTAAGGAGTAACCAGCCACCATCTTTGTGACTGCGAAGGGGAGTCGCACAGCCACTTTGTTTATTTTTAGTCCCCTTGTATATACTTCCTTATTACATTGACTATAAAGGACCCGCCTGTCGCTAAAGCAATAATTGCAGATTGCTTTAAGGTTGTAGGTGTTATTTCACCTAATGTACTAAGAGATGCTATGAAAGCACCACTTGCCGACAACAGACTAAGTGCCAGACTATTCCTAATCTTTTTCAACGTCTCTGGATCAAACCGATTCTTCTTTTGTGCCATCAAATACCTCCTCGATGACTTCAGTAAAATCAATAAAAATGCTCAATAGATCAAGCACTTCCATTGACCACTCCTTTTCTTCAATCGTCTCAGGGATTTTCTTGAAGTCATCTTGTGAGAACTTCCCATAATGCAATATTACGTCCTGATTCATGAGATCATTGTATTTCTGGTTCAGCTCAGCCATCTCAGCGGTTCCGGGATCAGGGAGAATGAAATTCCTTAGATCATCCATTATAGGATTGCCATTTTCATCTCGCTTAGCAAACTCATTCAGTATATCCACCCTGACGCCGTCATGGATTGGAAACTCTTTTGTGACCGCTTCGTTGATACGATTGCGCTTGATGTAGATATTGATGCTTTTAGGGATTAATTTCTTTAGATAGCCTAAAGCGCCTTGAATACCCAAAGCCTCCTGTCCTGCAGGAGGAAAGAACCCGAATACCTTGAACTTAATACGTGACTCGTCTATGTTTACTACTTCGTTCATTTGTCTCCCCTTTTGAATTGTTATGCGTCTGTTTCTTCGATATAAACATTCGCTGTCAATTTCCATTTCTTACCAGCCGGTACTTGCTGTTGTAATATCACTATTGGCGCCTCAGGAGTTCCATAACGATATTCTATCCATTGACCAGCAGGTATTTCAACTGTTTCAGACCCATTTTTGCTTGTTTTTGCAATTATAGCGTCCGTATTCAATGTGATCATACAATCACCCTCTTAAACTTCCGTCATAGTTGCGGCGGCATAAAGATAATAGGAAGTACCAGCCACATCAATTTTAATCTTTACCCCTGCCCCTGATGCAGTATAACCATGTTCGTGAAGCGTAGCACCATTAGTGCCATCGCTATTCTCGAAGTCAAACACATTTGTGATAGCGTCATTAAAGCTGATAGCATTTGTCCACCCGGACCCGGAAACTGCAGCACTGTTGATATGTATGCCATATAGCTTCATAAACGCACCATCGCCAGTGGTCAGCTCTATGCCATAATGCGTTCCTGTGGGGCTTCCTGATTCATCCATGACGCGCAATGCCTTAACATTTCCAGTAGCCACTGCATTATTCTTAGAATGGATTTCCGCACCGATTACGTCAACAACACTAACTGAGGGATCGTAGTTTTCCGCTGTAATCAGCGCCCCATTGACGTAACCGCATGACCCGGTTCTGTTTCTTGCGTTTATATCCAATCCTCTCACGCCTGAGTAAGTCCCCGATACCGATCTGTTTTGTGCAGATATTTTCAATGCGCAATCGGGATTGCCATCATTTGATAACCATGCTACGTCTCTATAAGTAGAAATATTCACCGCTCCGTTGCGCATACCCTTATTAGTGACTATGCACTCAGAATATACCACCAATGCAGAGCCATCGAAAGTACTTGGCATATTTACTATACCTAATTGACTGGCTGAGTTATCATATAGAAGGTAATCATCAGCAGTAAGCCCCCATGCCTTTATGTCAATACCATATCCTGATTGACCAAATATAACAGACGTTTCAGTGCCTGTAATCCGTCTTTTGATAACGTGATTTCCTGAACCGTCAACCCATCCTTGAAAAGTCTTAATTGCCATTTTTATTTCCTTTTGGTCCCCATCGTCTCTGAAGTTATCTTACGATTCCGATTAGCTTTTTTAGGATAATCCCTCATCATTTTATCCTGTGGCGGAGAATCAAGAGATTTAACAACTTCTGCGATCTTTTGTTGAATTAAACTATTCCCAGCAAAATCATCAACGTCTATTTCTGATCCTGCGTTGTATTCTAATAAAGATCGCAAAAGCCTGATTCTCATTTTATTTCCTTATATGTTGGAATAAACCATTTCTCTGACTGCAACTGCTGTTATTACGATATTTGCCCCACCCGATGCAGTTGCCTTTAACCTCAAATAACGCTTAGTTGCCGTCATTGCACGTACTGGAACTTCAATAGTCTTCCATGTATCAGCATGTCCTGATGCCTGTGTATGCGTGGCTGTATAAGCAGTCAGCGCAGTGCCTGAGAAGTTGCCATCGGTAGTATCTGCTGATTCCTCTACTGTCCAGATACAAACTCCACTGCCTGCCATTGATGGACAATTGACTTGAAATATCACACTTAATGCATCCTTCATGTCAACCGCATTTGCTGCTGCGTAAGTGTTTACCGCATTATTTATTGTTGCGTACGTAATGGCTCTGAAATCCATATCCAGTCGTTCTGTCATTAGTGCCATGATATGCCTCCTATATTGGTAAGGTTAAAGATTTAATCAATCCTTAACCTTCAACTTTTAATATTTAGCTTCTTGTATCCAGCGTTACAAACGGTGTTTTGTAAGTCGTGCCGCGCCTCGGCGTCTTATAAGTTTTCCAAAGCCCTCTGCCATTTATGCGGTAGATAAACCTGTACGTCATCTGATCGTAGAGAAACTCTACATGAATACTCGTTTCATAGCGAAGCCCTGAGTTGCTTTTTGTTAGAATCGCGTACTCATTCAAATCTGCAAGGAATATATCCCCTTTAGTATTCTTTGCCTGTGCGCAGTCATTGACAATTATCGGTCTACCATATAATGTCATGTATGGCTGATTGGCTAGACTGTTCATCGGCAAGTATACAGGAACGCCACTGAGACCGTTGGTAAGGTTCATTCTTGGCAGATAAGGCAGCAGATCGCTATTGACTATCCATACAGCACGCCTCTGAGATGCCGATGGCATGTGTGACCACATATTCATTATATTTTCTGCCATGACTGGCTCGGTTGTTGTCTGTCCGCTTTCAACCGCAACAGAAACAAGAGCGGGTGAATTCAATATGCCTTCAGGTTGTCTTCCACCCATACCGTTCAGGATAGCATCATCCATAGCCATAGCAAATGCTTTTCCAAAAGAGGATCGCAGATTCGCTTCAATACTCTGTGGAGAATCTTCAATCAATTCTGACGTGGCATACGAAAGCCCGGCGAGTTTGGCAAGCTCAATCGTGTATTCGTCAGTAGTGATCATTGATGGCGTCAAAGATTCTTTTTCCATGATCCAGTACATGATCACTGCGCCATCTACATACCCGCTTGACTCGTCATAATCCTTTATAGCATTGAATGTTAGGCGATTACCAGTAGTTGTTAATTGCCTGCAAAAGCCAATCATATCGGCGGATTCGTAGGCATGACGTAATAAGTCGCTTGCGAAATCAGGCTTGATAAACGCCCCACCTTCTGAAAAGTCCGCTTCTTCCATGCCATCACCTGCGGTTTTTTGTATATCCAGGGCGTCTTTTTTCATTTCAGTATATTTGTTGATCATCTCAGTAGTGAGCGATTTGACGTTTTCATGCTTCCGCCTCTCTAAATTCGCCATGACTTGCAAATACTGACCGAGATTTAAAGGAGATTCCTTTTTTGCTGGATCGAGCAATGGGCGCTTTAGTATCTCTGCTTTTATGCTGTCTGTGGTTGTTGTCAATACCTTAATTGTCTCTGACAACTCAGCATTTTTCTTTTCGATGGTATCAAACAGTTCTTTCTTGATGTCAGTTGTGACTATATCGGTCTTGAATATAGTTTCCATATCCTCTTTATTGGTTTTCTGGAAATCTACCACAATCGCTTTCTTTTGCTCAGGTGTTAATCCTGACGTTAGTTCTTCTGCTTTGAGCTCATTAAGTTTTGCCATTTTATTACCTCCAATTTATATTTCTACCATTTACATCTCCAGTTTCACCTAAGCCTTCTCAACGACTCTCTAGCTCCACCTAATGTTTATAACTCGACCTCGATAGGCTCAAGGTCAATCTCTATATCATCACCAAGATCGATCTCAATATCGCTTGATGTTTCTATTTCCAAATCTTCCTGCTCATAATAGCCGGCATATTGATGTTTCAATTCTTCAACATCAGACTCTAATTCCATGACTTTGATTTCAAGATCGCTGTATTCTTTCCCTACGTCCGGGTGATCCTTGATCCATTGTTTTGCTTTTGCCATTGTCCAATCATCTTCTTTGGGGAATATCAATGACTGGATAACCATCGTTTCATTATCTTTGAGTTTGCCCATCACGCTGTTGACTCTCGGCCTTGATCGCTTGAGAGGAACGGTTCTGAATGATCCGTCAATAAACAATCCCGGTTCTCGTACTCTATGACGGAATGACGTTGACGTCTCATCCCAAATCTTGTTTATATTGTCTTTTTCGACCCAAAGACCTTGCTCGTTCTCCTCAAATAAATATTCCTTTATAACTGCTTTCGTCTCCTCTTTACTCAACATAACCTCATCAAACGCTTTTTCCATATCGTCAATTCTGGCATTTACATTGGCTGGTATTGTGACTATGCTGATTTCAAGTCTGACCTGATCAATATAAGTTCTTGACCATTCCACGTGTTTCTCGTCAGGTGTAATCCACTTAAACGCTCTGAATCCCTCTGAAAAGGAATTCATGATGTTATCAAGATATAATTCTCCAAATGCTAACCCGAATTCATGAGGGCCGAATTGCGCTCTAAACTTTGTCGCAGTGGCGTCTTTTTTATTGGGATCGGGTTTAATCCACCAATGCTTGCCTACTGGCATTTTATTGTATTCGTGAAAAGGCATAAATTTGACAAGATCAATATTATACGATTCGGGTCTCCATTTTGTTTGATCAATAATCTCGTTATCCCGATCAACGGAATTATCTCCTGAAAACCCTGTTACGACTATGATCCGTTTACCATTAGAATCGGTTGTCTCGTATACAGCTTCTTTTTTTTGCTTTGACAGATATGATTTGTATATATCATCAGAGACCTTGATTGCCATATCATCACCTGTTTGAATGATGCCGACGAGTACACAAAAAAACGCCGGCGAAGGCTATAATCTGCGCACTCGCCGGCGTTTTTCTATTTAGTTTTAAGAAAAATTAATCCTCTTTTACCATTGTAGAATTGAAACACATTTGCTCATATCGTAACCTTCCCAATTATCCTGCATCTACAATTACTTCCCCAAACGACCCTACCATTACGTCTGGTCAAGATTGTATGATGTTTTTCAACCTCTAAATCATAAACCTCTTTATTGTAGTCAATCTCTTTTATCTGCATTTTATTAAACAGACGATATTGAGAGGTTAGTTCGGATACTGTCCATGTATCATGGTTTATAAAGTATGTACCATTTCTGAATTTAGCTTCCTTACCTTTTGTGTCATTAAGCCTATATCTAACACTTTTGCCGGTCTTGATTATCAATTCACCAAGATCATCAGCTAATCTTTTGGAACTTGTTGTATAAGTTATTGAATCTTCAAAATTCCCATCTTTCCATGCCTTGCTTTTCTTAATACTCCCATCACCCATCCGAAAAGCATTAAGGAATATTTGAATATCATAAGGTGAAAGTTCTTTGATAACATCAGGCACAGACTTTTCGTAACTCTTGCCGAACTGATTTAGATAATCACCAAGTCCTTCGTCTTTTATAAATATCTTATCTTTTCCGAGATACATTTTACGAACAGGCAATCCCTGTAAATCGTCCCACATTTCTTGTAGATAATGACTTTGTGATATAACGATCTCATACCAGTCATATTTTTCTTTTTTTCTTTTCCGTCGTACCACGCTACCTTCCGATAAGTAATAACCCATAAATTTACAAAATTGCTGAGTATTAAAATCAACACCATTGATATTTATCACCTGTGGAGATAACCTAAACCAACGCGATGATAGATAGAATTGAGATTCAGAATTCAAGTTATCTATATCATCAATCCATTTTGGTTCCATGTGACGACCATTAGTTGCATGATCTACTCTTTTATATACAAAAAACGGATGGTCTTTAGTGACAAGCATATCAAAGGATTTCTGCTTATTGGTGATATGATACATCTTGTCTGCATGTCGTGATATTGTATGTATTACTTTGCACCAATCAAGGTCTTTGTTCAAGGGATTCAATGATAACACATATTCATCTTGTTTTACGTCTTTAATATATTGCCATCCGTACTTTGTATATATTTCAGTATCATCAGAATAGCAATTCGGATGCAATGGCGGCCTCTTAATCTCTTCATAATTCAATCTCATAGTATGCTTTTTTCCGTATGAATCAATCGCAGTCAATACCGTTCCTTTATCGTAGTAATTAGCGCCCAATGCCATATCATGACCATGCAACTCATTGCAAAAAGGACATGTGCGCTCATTACGAGCAGTCCACCAAATCTTTGCTTCTACGACGCCGCTCTGGATATAAGATTCTTCAGCGCCAAAATTAGCAGCTCTGTTGACTTCCGTTCTGGCAATCATGCGTGAGCGATTCTTGTTCATCCAGTCAAACATATCCCGGATACGCTTCTCGATCTTGTCTATTCCCTGACCTGACTCAAAAGCATTGACTAAAAGAGCATTGAGCTTTTGATTGGTTTCAGAAGTGATCTCCCAACTAAACCTGAATGGATAAGCCCTTGCGAACTCAACGACACGTGGATTCAACACGTCAAATCTGATGCCGAGTCCTAGCCGACCCATCTCGGTTTGACCCCATTTCTCTATGACGCCGACTTTCGGAATATATTTTATATCTGCGGGTATCTCCTTGCCAGTGACTTCGATATACATATCAGAACCGAGAAAAAGCATCTGCTCGAATTCCTCAAACAAAATCTGATAGCGATAGAAGTCAACCATTTCCTCCGATCTGTATTTCCTAATGAGTATTTTATTGCCATGCAAGGCATTAATTGCATCATCAGATTGTTGTCTAAACCATATTTTTAATTGACGAGTGAATATGTCCTCTGATCGCTGTCCTGATGATATGAACTCATCCCATTCGTCCTCAAGATTTGCCTTGACGATCAAATCTGCTGCGTAATCAATTATCAATGGGTGTTGGGGTAATATTAGTATCATAAGTTTATAACATTCCGTCTAGCCTTAACCGCCCTCTCCACCGCCGCAACGACAGCTTCTGCCTGCTTTTCTGCACCAATAGGAACGCCATTATACATCAAGTAATCAATACCTAATGGCTCAAGCATAAGCAATGCCCTTGCCTCATCAACTGTCATTATAGCTTTTTCTACATATCCAGAAAGCACCTTCTGCTGAACTTCCTCGTCATCCTTAAT